CCGGGGTTGGGGAGGGATCCCCGCCCTTTTAAAAATAATTAATCATGTTCAACGATTGCCAAAGCCTCTGAAGCTGTGAATATATATGTTTTCTCTCGATATCATGTGAAGTAGATTGTGATAATACCCTTCCACTTGTTGCACATTCATACCCCATTTATCAGCAACGCCTTGCAACATCATATGATAATTGTACCAATGTATTGGAGTTATGGGTAGTTGTAATTCCTTCACCAGTTGATCCACTTCTGGTGTTTTCCCTAACATCATCAAATATGAAGCTTTCCGCATTAATAAGTTTTCTTTCGTTGCTTCATGCACACCATTAGTAACTTCAAACCTGAATTTCATCCTGACTACATCAGGACCAATTTCAACTACGTCATCATTTGTTTTGTAAACTACCATACTACAAAAAGTAGCCCCATTGAGTACCCATGAGTCCTTGCTTTGCATATTAAATTTGCAAGCTATGTCCTGGCGTAAATGTTGTGTGTTTGGTTTGTGTGAAAAACCCATACACATGTCATCGCCAAGAAATAAAGCAAATTTTAACCAGTACTTATTCTTAATGACAAACTTCGAGTGAACTTGCATGTTTGTGATACAATTTCCAAGGGCTGTGGTAGCTTGTCCAGTGAGTCTCATGGCTGTACTCTTGCCCCAGTAGTTTGTTGATTTAAATCTCCAATCTTCATGGCTTGCACGCCAGCTAGCGATAATATTAGGGTGAACACCTAACATCAAGTACATCAACATTTCCACTTCAAGTATTGGTTTATCAGTCTGTCTGTCTTGTTTAGTTAAATCATTTTCGAAGAAACCAAACACATTGGATATTTGTCTCAGTTTGGCTGATATTTCATCTGGTCTTAGTCCATCTACATAGAGTATGTGGTCCAATAGTAGGGTTTTCAATCTTTCCTTACATCTCACAAAAAGTTTAGCAAACAGACCACAAACTGCCTTCCTTTGCCACACTATTATTCTGGCCTGTTGCTCTTTCATCAAAGATATGTGTTTTTCTTTCAATAATGATTCTAATTTTAAATGTACGTTCACATCGTTTATAGGTTTTATTAACAATTCCCCAGCTAATAGATCATTTAACTCTTTTTCCACGCCAAAACAATCCTTATTCTCTTCCACCCAGTTTTTAACGTCTTCTGGTGTTATAATCAACAAATCATTTTTAAAATGTGGTATATTGTGTTCCCAACCAGGTTGAAAATAGGCATTACAAACATCCCAAAGTATTTTCTCAGGATCTGGAGTGACAGTGCGCAGATTAACGACAGAAAATAACCTACCAGTTATGGACCCGCCTTCTTCAAAACATATTTTGGTTAATACCGGTCTTGATTTAATAGGATATTTAGTCATGGTTATTTTCTCCATGTTTATAATTTTTCCAGGTAATTCACGACTCTTAATGGTAGTTTTATTGGATGGCGCGTACATGTTCAACCAGTCAGTCAGATCCGTATCTGACCACAATTGCATGGAGGCTATATCAGGCATATCATACAATGGTTCTATCGTGCTGGCAGTATAATTCATTGTATAAGGAGCTATGTAGATATCTAAACTTGGTTCGTAATTTTGATAATGAGTTATATGTCTTATTACAGGACTAACAGCAACGTTATTTATAACCATAGTGTTCATTGCTATGACATCCTTACAACTTGATTGAATATTTTTCCTTTCCAAAGCAGGTTTAATATTCCATTTATCTTCATTTTTGAACGAATAGTTGGAGGAATCCAACTTCCAACCTATTCTGTTTTCTGCATCTGCACCACCTTTCAAACTTTTAATTATGATCATTTCACAGCAGGGTATGCTTATCATGTCCTCAGAAATTTGAATTATACAATCTCTCTGTTTTAATTTACAGTTATTGTGAGTCAACCATGTCAATTTGACGGTGTCTTCTTTCTTTAGTAATTCTGTCAATTGACTGATTAATTCTGGTTCTACATCAGGGATCTGATTTAAAGTTCCAATCAGATCTGAAACAGCTATAATCACGGGACGATTCTCATAGACAGACAACTTTGCGTGCACTTTTAATCCAATTATTTTATAATACTGAATTAAATAAGTTTTGATATCATCTGACAATCTATTATCTGTTATAATACTGTTTCCTTCAAAAATACCATTTGTCAAAGATAAAAATAGTCTAGCGCTGTTACTCCAATTGAATTCATGGCAATATTTTACATGACCCATTTTAATGATTAAGCGGTTATAAGGTTTGTTGTGTGTAGTTAGTAGGTCATTCAAAGTGATAGCGGGCTCACTATAAATAATTAACTTGTTAGCTCTCTTTAAATACCCTATGTCATCACCGTTATGATGAGTTCTGTTGTCAAAATCTGCTACTATTAAGTTGAACTTGCTTAAATGAGGGGATACAAGCTCATTAGATCTGATTAATGGTTTATTAATTTCATTAAAATTGACTGTTGGTTTGTTCAAACTTACCCAACGTTCATGATCTTTGACAATTGTTCTGTGCAATCTCTCTTCAGGATAATCTAAATGTAGATTGATTATCACACCAGGGTTTTCACAGGGAATATCTGTGTATACAATCAATTTGTTCATAAATATTTCAAAATTCACCAATTGCCAACCTTCTTTACAACTACAGTAACCAACTCCTAAAGACTTGTCACCATGATGTGTGTCACCTATGTACGTAATTCCTGATTTGCACATAGAAGTAATAGTGACATGTAACTGCTGTCTTGTACTTAAGCTATGCAGGCTTAGAGATCTTGTGCGAGCCATAAAGTTTTTGATCCACTTATTTGGTAGTTGACTCATCATTATGTGGGGGTTGCATAACTCTAGACTGGTGTTGTTAGCCAACCTCATAGTGATATGATTTTCTAATTCATTGTCCTTGATCGAGATCACTGCAGGAGTACCACTTAGAGACATAGATTTGCCATAATTTATGATTTTGATTAGTATACAATGCTGTGATATACCTCCGTCTCCTATTTTTAAACATAAGACAGGACCTGGTCTGGCGTTCATCAAACGTCCATTCTTTCTTTTTACCAAGCAATAGTTAACGCCTATGGACAATAGACCGTCTTCTAGTTCTGATTCTGTAACTCCAGGTTTAAACAAATTGGACACACTTAAACTAGAACATGCCAGTATGGCATCTTTAGTATTGGTGCTAAAAGCATAATTTATACACTCTCTCACACAGTGACTTTGTGTAGGGGGATTAAATAATTCTACGTCAACAATGTCATTTAGTATGTGATAACCAATGGGTAAGTTCTCACTAAATCTATCATTTATAAATTCAATGCTTTGTATCAACCCTGCTTGCTTTAACGCATTCGGGTATATTCTGCCATGTAAATCTTTGCGTGGATTTAATTGCCTAATCAAATCTACATTGTTAATGCTTACATTGGCCTTTACATCTTTTAATTTGTTATGATTTGCTTTAGCCAACGTTATCACGGACGACAAATCTTCTTTATTGTAATCTTTCTTTAAAGCACAACCTATTCCAAATTGCTCTAATATTTTTACCCAGTGAAATTGGTCGAATATTTTCGGTTGAATCACTATATACATTTCACTATATAAACTATCCATCACGGTACCATGTCCTCCGTGACAAATAGTTAAGAAAACTTTTCCTTGCATTTCAATGCAATTAAAATGTTTCAGTAATATTATCCTACCAGGACATTCGTTGACAATCTGAAGAATGTCATTGGATACCCTAGACTCATGCAGCTTATCATACAATATTGTGTCATAGCCTAAAGTGCAAATGTCTTTAGCTAACTTATACATATACTCAACGTCATTTTGATTGGTACAACTGCCGAAATTGATAAAAATACTATTCATAGGAATCTTGATATTCAGAGGTTTTTGGTAACCACTTAATAGATTTAAAGGTCCAATAGGGTTTTTGATTTTATAATTGGAAACCATCCAAGGCAAACAATTAGTCATTGATATTACTGGTCTCTGATTTTTCGGAATACCTTGGCCAATTGGAATAGGCAAAGGCATGTCAATATCATAAAACTTCCCAATGAATTGTTCTACCCAACTTCTTGACCTGTCAACTGGGGACATCATTTGTAAAGGAAATGTCTCCAATACGATCCACTCTTTGCCAAAAACTTGGCTATAATTTTTGTACAAGTAAAAAGAGTGTGTTGTAACGATGGTACATTGTGTGTTTTTATACATGTATACCATGTCATTCATTGCAATCATCATTTCTTTCAGTTGATTTATGCTACCAGAGAGACAACTAGACCATCCTTTGTCGGATAGATCCATGGCCAACTTAAATGTTTCTTTTGTGTTTATTCTCAAATCATAAAAGTCATCGTTATTTATATAATTTGCAAAATCTTGGTGGATCATAAATACATAATTAGATCCGCGGCCTGTTAAATATTTATAAATGTTTAGTATTGGTATGAAATCACCGAAACTCCCGTAAGCTATTAAAATGTAATCAACATTATGCTTTTTCATTCTGTGTGAAGAAGGTTTTGATTCAGTTATCTTCAACTCCTTTGGTATTAAATGAGATAAAGATAATGGATTATATTTTAGATGTCCACAGTTGTTAAGCATTGCAATGACGCTTCCCTTTTCGAATTTATCACTATAATTGTCAATAACATTTTTCCTCATTGAGCTGATCAGATTTACAACTGGAACGGTTATGCCTAAATCCTGCCAAGATTTAGTGGATAAAGTGATCCAAGTTTTAGTAGGTTCTATTGCGTATTTACCCATATACAATAGACATTTTTGGTTCTCAGCGTTGATGTGACATGGTTCAGTCTTAAGAAAATCTAAAACTATTCTTTGTAGCACATATACCCACAAATAAAACTTGCCATAGTCACCGACTGCCAATATTGATGTATGTGCAACAGTTTTGAATCTATCCTTGATCAAATCCAACATAACTGTAGTATCACCATTAGAAAGGATGACAAACTCGTTAACCAATTTGAACCACTCGTGTAGTATTTTGTTTTTCGTGGTACTTATCATCACTCCCATTTCGTATTTCATTTTGTTTACACCGCCAGGAATGCCTAATTGAAAAAGCCCACTCTCATGATTGGTGGTTGCAGTAATTAAAGGAGTCAGTGAACCAGCACATATACTACTTAAATTTAACCAAATTCCTCCGTAATTAGCTAAACAATAACATCTTAACCAATCTGATTTTGCTTGATGAGACATTTGCTTCATATCGTCAAAATTTAATATGTTATGCATATTCCCTAAGTTTGCATCAGTAAGTATCACAATTCTCATCTCAGGGTTGTATTCCTGCCATGACCTGATACATGTGGTTAGAAAATGATTTATTTCTGAACCCTGCCAATAACTCCATATAATTAATGGTACCTCACCACAAACACCTTTTATGCACGTAGGTGTTGGTAAGTTTGTGATCGGCTTTATAATTTCTTTAAATGGGACTAATACATCCTTATCAACTGTACTAACTGCATTTTTGTTTTCGATTTGAGAGATGGTTTGTTCACTTGAGGTCAGATTTGTGGTGTTTTGTTTGACGTCAACGTCCATTTTATTATTGAGATTTTGGTTCTTAGTGTCGGGCATTGCTAAAGCATTAACAATAACAGGTTCGTCATTAATATTACCAGTATCATGGTGTTCTGTTGTATCACTCTCACTTGATACATCTATGTGTTCCAATTCACTATTGGTACTATCACACGTAGTGAAGGATTCATTATCAGAGACATGATCCTCCGATTTACTTTGGTCGACTTTATCGTCTCCATCGTTATCGGGGGGTGCACCATTGTCCAGCGTTGCTATGTCATTATCAATCAACTTCTTAAAGGAAAAGTTCCAAATTTTACCTCTAGATCCCTGAACAGCCCAATTTGTATTTTTAATCTTCTCAGAAACTTCTCTCAAATTGGTAAGGAAACTCCTATCAAATTGCAAATATTTCATGCAGGTTTCGATGAACTCAGAAGTATTTTCCGCAATAATTCCTACCCATTTCATGATACCTGGTACTATTTGCTGTAATAATGTGAACAGAATCTCCTTATCTTCTCCTAAATTGATTAATGATATAATATGTTCCAATTTATATAAATAATTGTGGTGTACATATAAAGCAAACCACGTCGTGCTCATAGTGATATGCAAATCAACAGTTGACAAATCTTGTATGCTTCGTTCAGTGATGACCTGAGTGGACTGGACAGTTCTAGCATATGCCAGTAAGCTATCTTCAGAGTCATCGCCCGTAATTAACCTGAGAAGTAAATTTCTTAACAAGTTATTATTTATCGTCAATTTCTTAGTAGTCAAAAATGTTCTGGTTCTCATTATATCCACAATTTGTGTGTTGATCCATGGTACTTCTATGTTTGTCGTGCTGTTGTAACCTTGCTCTGTAAATGCCACTCTAGTAACTTTGTAACTATTAGGAAATTTACGTTTAGTGAATCTGACCAAGTACATACCAAATAATTCATTAACGATAGTTGTTTCCACATACTCTTGTTTATCATAATCTACCCATAAGGGAGTTCCATTACCAATCTTGATAGCTAATTGATTTTTAATTTGATTGGAATATTCCTCTCCATGGTAGTATATTTTATCACCTCTAGTGCTGAGGGAATACCAACTTGACTGATTATCAATTCTATATGACCAACCATATAAATAATCGCAATTGTTCAATTTTTGTTGGATATACTCTTCTGTGACGTGGTTTAAACTAACACCTAATAAATACCGTCTTGCATATGAACCGTCATAATTTAAGCTAACTTTGTGTTCATCATCTCTCCCCTCATTGAATCTATAAACAAGAGCATTCACTATGGGCATTTCCCTATCATAATAACGCTTTGTTGAGGAGTTATTATCAGGTATATCTAGCGACACGTAGTATTTGCCTTGCACTGCTACACAACTGGGACTCATGCCGCCATAGACGACTATTTGTGGGTTATTTTTACTGGTCTTAGCGTACGTATTCAACATGATTTGTTCCAATACCCCAACCATCCCTGTATTCAACAAGTTATAATTGCCAACTTGAATAGTTAATTTAGGATATCTTGCTAATATGGATGTCTTGAACTCATCATTGTCATTTATATTCAACCTTATGCTATCATGAATTCCCGGACTAGTCAGCAATAATAATTTATTAATATTAGTGCCAACAATCTGTCGTAATTCGGTTCCCAATTGATAGTGTTTCTCCAGCGGCAAATATAATCCTGGAATTTCAAGATTTAAACCTGAGGTTCCCTTGATCAGATCACTCCGATCCATGTCTAATAAACACTCCCTAACGAATTGTCTCCAAAGTATTTCATCGGAACTATCTTTAACTGTTAGAATCAAGTTTTCTTTATTGAACAACTCATAAACATTCTCAGTTTTCCACAAATTCAAAGCTCTTCTTTCTATTGTTTTGTATATCAATTTATCATGTTTTATCGGTGATTGATGAAATTTTATCAGATCCCTCTTTTCCGTTAACATATACCTATTAAAAATCGTGGTATTTCGATCACTCAATTCCTTACATTTCACTGATGTACTATCAAAGCAAGCATTAATGAACCACATGCTGACACTTGATAGTCGTTCTTTATATTGTCTCCATGAGCTAATATTGTGTCCTGATAACGAAGTCAACCAACCAATTTCAACTTCATCATCATAATTGATAGAGTTAAAATCTATATCTAACCATTTCATAATGCAACTCAACTCTCGATAATTTTTTGATCTATGTATCACTAATTCTCTCCTTAAACTAAAATATTTCAATTGGCAAATCTCAAAATATTCATTTTCTGTCCTGAATTTCAATCCGCTGAACAATGGACAACCTACATGTTTAGTAACAGTTATAGTAACATCATTGATTTTAATTATCAATTTTCCATCATGACACTTATCTACAATCCATGCTAATTCTCTCACTTTATTTCTAAACCTTTGATTTGTACGAATCTTAACCAATTTAGTACCTTTGGGACAAATGGTTATACCACTAATATCATTCAAATCCAATTTTTGGTCTAACTTGTCCATTATTTTACGTTTGTAGTACCATGGTCCTGTTATGGTGACGTTTCCATCAATGTTGACTATTTCAGCAACGGTTTTTCCCATGAATTTTAAAACGCAACTAATATGATTCTTTTGTACATAAAAATAACTTACAGAATGACCTTGCTGAGTAATACTTAATTCGTTCAACTTGTCAATGTCACTTTTCCTTAATGTATGCATTGTTCGTATTGTCAACACTGTAGGTAATTCATCATTCATATCTTGTTCAGGGTCGTCATTTTCTGGTTCCAATTCTTCGTTTATCGTATTATCTGGCTGCACTCCACCTACGTAATGACACAAATCACTCACCGTTTGAATATTAGAAATGGGATAGCCATATATAATTATTTCGCAATGATATTTTGCTCTGGTCAAAGCAGAGTTTAGGTACAACTCATTACCGTTCAAATCCCATTTTCCTGTACGGTCTGCCCTAAGTATCACTAATGATTTGTTCACTTCCTGCCCCTGATAGCTATGAGTGGTCACAACAGGGACGCTAATTCCATGCATGGCTTCAATTCTTTGTCTATTATAATTGTATGGTGTTATAATTACATCGGGGTTGCAACGGTTAACCATTATTGGTAATCGTTCGAAGTCTGCGTCCTCCAACACTGTTACATTGTATGTGGTTTTGTGCTTTGCAAGTGAAACTAACTTGAGTTCCATAGGTCTTATAAAAGTAGCTAGTTCTTCACCGATTCTGTTAGTAGTAGTGTTAAACCTATTTACTTGATGGTCTAATAATAGATCTTGTATTCTCATCACATGCCTCATGCCAGGAGTTGGGCTCATATCCACAGCCCCCACTTGACTCTCACTACCGTACAACTTCAATGTGGTGGGTCGTTCACATAATAGTGCCAATCTGAGCCAATCTACCATTGTTGCTTCGTCGACAAATATTGTGTTTGCACACTTCATCATACTACATGATGCTTTCTCCAGAGAACATACAGTAACATGTTTATCCTTTATTTTCTCCTCGATACTCATTACAGATGATCTGGTCATAGCAACACATAAATCTCCACTTGTTATCTCTTGAGAAATCATAGTTGATTTTCCATAACCAGCTGGTCCCAGGGTTAAACTGGATCTTTTCAATATTTCTTTGAATTCTGTCATTGTCACGTGATCGGCCATCAAACTGACTAATGACTTTATTGCGCTTCCTGATGACTCTTTTAAAATCATAACTTTGAATCTTTGTTCACTGTATAATTCTAAATTTACAACTGGATCTCCCTCACTGAAGTTGGTTACTTCACATTTATACAATTCTTTACCTTGTTTCAAACATAACGTGTCAAATTTCTTTAGTTTATGATTAAATTTTTTCTCAAATATTATTTTACTTCTGCCGTACCATGGGATGACACGACAATCTTTGGAATCCTTAATCAATGCTGCGTTCAATTTATCATTAAACATTGAATTTATTCTAGAGAAGGTCCTTAAAACCTCCATGATCTCTTCTGCTATTTCACTTTCCATTTCATTAGGCAATTCTGAACTTTTATGTCTCATCTCTGGTAACTCAGAAAGTTTCAAAGATCCTTCTAAGGCAGATGCTATTTTATCAACCAGATTATGATATTCATTACGAATCTCCACATGTATAAGATTGGTTTCCCATTTTAACAATTTTGTATCCGGGTTGTTACTTATGTACATCTTTCCGTCCAATTCATAAACTGTTGGAAATCTCGATATGCTATCAGATAAATCTTCCGATATATGTAAATTGAATATAAGCTCACATAGAATGTTCTCATCTCCAGTGATATCAGGAGCCCTATTACAATTATTATGTGGACCAAGTCTAGTTTGTATTATTTTATTTCTGTCATTGATGTTTTGATTTAAGTCATGAACATAATATGTTCCACCTCTTCTGATTCTGCGTATGATGCATGGTGAGAAATGACCTATTCTGTTGCTTACTGTATCAATTAACTTTTCGCTTTCATCTGGCAATGGTAAATCATAATGGATGCACATAAAATCATCACAATCTGGATTGCTCTTGCTCACGAATGTGCCCCTGGGTTCAACCATGATTATGTTAATACCCAGGTCAGCCGCTAGATCCATCAGAGCCAAATCTGACCAATTCTTATCTGTGCCAGTTATAGACACAAAATCAGCCCACGGTATTGGTTTATCAAGAGAATAATTAAAAGCCTCATAGCCACATGAGTTAAAACTGGAATTAGGTAGTGAGATTGTTTCAACTACTTCAAATTCATCTTGCTGCCAGGCGACAAATCCGACCGCTATATGTGGCATTGTGTACATTGTGGAATGCTTGTCATTTAATTTAGCTTCAAATTCAACAGGGTCAGTCACGTGAGAATAAAAATCGTATTTCAAACGTGTTAAAGCTTTCTCTTTATTGTCAGCTAATAATAACTCATGAGCATCATTGGATAATCTAGTAATTCTCTTGCGAACACTTGGTACAATATTCTTGGCAAATTTTGAGAACATTTGTCTCCAGCCTTCCCCAGCTAAATCTAAATCTTCTGCACCCTTTTTAATGGTTATGTCTGTTGTCTCCCTTTGCAAATCGTCAGTCTTAGTTGTAACTGTTTGCTCTTCCTTTTTAATTTCTTCGGTTCTGACATCTTGTTTGCCTTTTTCTGTGTGCACCACTTGCACTCCTTCTTGGTTAGCATCTGTATCATAATCATCCACAATTTGGATCTTGCGTGTGTTATCATCCAGTAATGCTTTGAATTCGCTCAAATTACTAATTGTGGTTAGTGTTTTATCTTTCTTCTCTATTATTTCCTCAATATTTTTTGTTGGTTGCAATTTGTCAGTGGGCGCTTGTGAAGTCAGAGATTTGGCAATTCTAGGTTTTGATGCTGGTTGAAATTTAACTGTTCTTGGTTTGGGTCTCAGTGCGGGCCACTGTAATTCATTGTGATCAATCTTAGATCTGATCTCTTTAGCTTTGGTTTCCAATTCTTGAAATCTGTGTTTGTAAACTTCATTCTCATCATCAACTTCTTTCCTAATTTGTTGATCAATTTGGAAGGCTGTGATAGGAGTTGTACCCCTACAACATTTGCATAGCAATCCTAACTCTATAGAAACACCGCAACATTTGCATACTAATTCAGTTGAGTGGAGATCATGAATACAATCTTGATTGTGATGAAAGCATCTATGGATATTGTTGCTTAATGCTTCACAATCTGTATCACCTAGATTCCTGACATTGAGTCTCTCCGTAGTGATCCCTTTGCTTAGTTTTAATAATGCGGTCCACAAGTGGTTATCATGTAATTTTGTTATGAAAGCAGCCAGGTGTGTGCTCTCAAAAACTTTCATTATATCCCCCTCTGTAACACTAAATTTGTCTGTTAAATATTCCACTATAACATTAATCACATACCTAGTGGTTAAACCTTCGAATTCTTTTGGCATCCATCTTAATGGTCCTAAATACTTGGTTTTGTCGCTGTATTTTATGCTGAGATCATATTCCATTTTCAATTGCATCATGCAAATTCGGGATAATAGGACAGGAATATCTATCATTTCGAACATAACACTGGGATGGGATACAACTTTATTGTGCACAACAATTGGACGCAATGCAAAGCCTACTGCATATGGCTTCAAAGTGTTGTGAGATACTTGGCCAGACAAATGGCGGAGACATAAATATTTAAATATGGATGTGTGAGGGTTAAACGTGCAGGGCCTAAAATTCACACTTATTATCCTCCCCATCAGGGAGTCAATATGTGGTAAGGTTATCGTTGTGATAATATTGTCATCTTTGATGATTTTTTCATCTGGTAAAGCATTCACATCTGTGTAAGGACCCAATATACATATAGTGCTACATAATTCCAAGTCAAACACCTTATTGATAATATAATACACACCTTTATTCACAATGGTATTGAATTGACAAAGTGTTTCTATAGTGTCAGTTTTCATCAACAATGGATTTGTACACCCATCTAAAAACAGCATGGTATTATCCCCTTCAGTAATTACTGTGCCAGTGTTATCCCTGAGACATTTGTTGTCCTTAAATCTAGGGACAACAGCATACAATTGGCGCTGTTTATTTACAATTCCTAAAATTTGTGGTAAGCTTAATGTTAATGCTCCCATACCTAAGAAACATACGAATTTTTCATTATGGTTGCAACAATCGACGTCACAGCATCCATCGAAATTATTCGGCTCAAATAACCAATCATTGTATTTCCATTGATGGAACTTAATGTCGTCAGTTCTTGGTAATAAATCACCTATACAAGCGATAGCATCAGACCTCAAATGCGATTTGATCTCTTCTCTGCAAACCGATAATTCGCAGACAAACTCTGGTTTGACGCTATTAAACTTGCTATCATACCTAAAATTCACTCCTTTTGTAATTTTCTTTACGTTTTCATTAATTATAGGATCTAAATCTTGACCAACTGTGACAATTCGCTTCTGTAAATGGAAAAAATACTCGTTAACCAAGATTTTATCGTGTTGTCTAATATTTTCTTTATCAGTATTTTTCAAGTCATCATATGTGTCAGTGTAACCTAATTTCATCAAATTTTCTAAATCACCCATCAACACATATAGGCTCTCTGTTATAATTATATCTATGATAACATTTGCTTGCCTAAACTCTTCTATTTCTAAATTCAGGTCCGTATAACATACACCACACCTCCAAGGTATTTCTTTCATCACCTCACCATCTTTAACTTTTGTCTCAAATTTGTCATCAATGGTTTTATTGTTAGGGTAATATTTTTTAACACTATAGTGACAAGTTTTCATTCGTCTAGGTATTTGGGTATATGCATTAGGGCACGAGCACAATGGACAAAATTTAATGGGAGGTAATTTGCCTGAGGATGATTCATAATTCATAGAATTATCTTCCTCGTCTCTTGTTCCTTTTATTTCTACGAAACCTTCGTTTACATCTTTGAAATTGATGATGTGATGATACATATAGTTAAACAACCCTTTGAACAGTTTCATTTGAAATTTTATGGCTTTTAGCAATTTTTCAGTGCAATTTCCTTTACCAAATGGTACTATTTCGAAATATTCTCCTTTTTCTTTTATGTTATCATCCAAATATCCCATATCGTCTAAGTCCATTTCCTCGAAATCTTCTTCTTCTTCAAATTCCTCTTCCATAGAATTATCCTTCTTTTTAATTACATGGCTCATGGTTTTGAGTAAATTATCGACATTTACTGTCGGATCAATGTAGATTTCAGCTCCTTTCACATAAATTAAATATAGTAATCGTGTAATTAAACCAAATGACATATTTTTAACACAAAATTTGCTTAATCTCTCATCCTGTGGTGAAAATGATTGAGCGATACCGTAGTGTCTCTCTTTTAATTGTAACTCTCCCCTCATAGCTTCTACGCAAACTACACTGACTTCTTTACATGTATGGAATTTCTTTCCTTTGTAATGCTCAAATAAGTTGTCGAAGTCGGTGATAAACTTGTTCTTGTTCATTCTACAATTTACGTTGCGAGGTAATCTGAACCACCCGAATAGAGGATCTAAAGCCGTAGTTCCCATATTTGGACGTTTTATGTCGTCCATTCTTTTCAAAAACCCAATTGTATTTGGGGTTTTTGGTTTTATCAAATCAAGTTTGTACTTGATTTGATCGTTTTTATTTTTAAAAGGGGGGGGGCGTCTCCGCCCCCCCCCTGTGGTTGCAGCATTCACATTACATAATTTTGAAATGGTCATCACAGACATTTCA